TGACTCAGGAGAAGCTATCGCCTCTGGCGGTGCTGGCACAAACTTTATTTTAGGCCGCGCTCTTGATGCCGCTAATGCAACTACCGCTGGCCAATATATCAGAGTTAAGCTAGGCTCTGGTGGCCCTGGTTGATAATTAACGGAGAGTAACTAATTATGATGAATTTAGATCAGGTTCGTGTAATCGATCCAATCCTAACCCAACTTGCCCAAGGCTACAAGAACGCTGAAGGCGTTGCAACATTCTTCGGTCCTGCGGTGTCTATGAACACCCGCGCTGGCCGTACCATGGTATTTGGCAAAGAAGCCTTTGCTGCTCAGAACTTCCTTCGTGCTCCTGGAACAAACATCCAGAAGATTCAGAATGAGTTCGGAACCAGAAGCTTCTCGCTTCGTCAAGAAGCTATCAGCTGGGAACTCGCTGAAGAGATCGCTGCTGAGGCTAAGAACGGCGCCGCTCAAATTGACCTTCGTCAATATGCTGCTAAGGATGCCGCTCAGCGCCTTATGCAATCATGGGAAGTCCAAGTTGCTGATTCAGTAACAAACGCTGCTTCTTACGAAACTTCCTGCACCTTCGACCTCGCAGTTCGCGCTGGTGGTGCTGACCAGTTCAACCAGGCCACCTCAGATGTCGAGGTTCTAATGGACGAGGCTAAGGAAGCTGTTCGTGCTCAGATCGGTGTCTATCCTAACAAGATGGTCATCAGCCCTGATGCTTTCAACGCCCTCAAGCGTAACAAGAGAATCCGTGACTTCATGCAGCGCGGCATTCTTGTCAACGAGGCTTCACTTGCCAACATCTTTGGTCTTGATGAGATCCGTGTTGCACGTCGTCTTAAGCTCAACCAGAGCACTGGAGCTCTTGAGAATATCTATGACAACATTGCTATTCTCTTCTACCAGCCTTCTGGTGCTACCGATGGCTTTGCACCTGCCCTCGATGCCAACTATGGCAACCCTGCTTTCGCTTATACCTACACACTCGCTGGGTATCCTATCGCTACTCCTGAGCGTTTCAACATTGAGCGCCGTGTATTCACCGGTGACATCCTTGTTGAGCGTAGCTTCGAGCTCGTAGGCATGGGCGAGAATGGTAAAGTCGGCGCTGGTGCTATCTTCACCAACGTTGTTGCCTGATTTTTATCACAATTCTCTTGAGGCCTTTAGGGGCCTCTTTTTTTTATGTCTATTTGTATAGACTCTTGGATAAAATTATATTATAGTTTAAAGTCTTTCTGTATTTTCAGAAGAGCATAAAAGAAGGCTAAGTGAGGCGCGTAAAGGCAAAGAGCCATGGAATAAAGGCAAAAGTTTAAAGAGTAATATACGCAAGTCACGATGACTATTAATATTAATCCAGATAGATTTGGGGTGGCTTCAAATTGTAATCCCGCTTCGGTTGATTACTTTATTGAAATCTTCGGATATAACGAAGCTGTGGAGCTTTCAAATATAGAAAATCCCACAGGAAATGAGATAGACATACATAAAATACAGATCGCTCTCAATGATGCAGGGCAACTCATTAATAATTTTATTGACTCTGCTCCGCCTCAAGGAAAAATTTTAATAGCAGGTTCGTACAGACGCACCCAAGCGACAATTGCAAGATATTACCTTGATATTTTAAGGCCGCGTACGCAAGTTCAAGAAGCAGCAGAAAAAGCGCTTCAGCAACTCGAGTTATGGGCATCCACAGGAAGCCCAAGTGCAGGATTGAAATGGAAAGAAGCCTATTCTTATTGGAGATCAGGATGCTCCATGACAAAAAGCTCATATCAAAGAGGTCGGAGCTTTACAGACCCATCTCTTAACAAATGGGTGCTCCAAGAGGGGAGTAATGATCGCTCGTTCCCATACGCAAATAGAGAAGCAGCGACGGTTAGTAGAGTTAACTCTAAATCTCTTTCTCTTGATACCCAAGGAGTTAATGAGGTTATTGCGGATAGCGCTTACGAGATGAACGAACTTGTGGACGCTCTTGAAACAACAAGAAGTGTGTCTAGCTTTATAAATACTGACCAGGCCGTCGGACCAAATGAAGGAGACGGACTTGTGGCTAATAACGAAGTCGAATCTGCTGATGGCGAATTTGACAACTATGGCGGATTATCTACCGGAGATACATTCTAATGGCAACTAACTCATACCAAGGATACAATCCTTTTTATCCTACGAACCCAGGTGGCGGGGCATATTATTTAGTAAATAATGACGCTAATAACTGCTATGGGTATCAAACAGGGCTTAAAAAAGCTGTTTTTCCTGACGGAACGCAATACAAAGAAGATTGCGACGCGCTTAGACAATATGTCATCGAGCTGGAGTCCACAAGGTCAATAAAAGATCTTGCCGATGTTTCCTTCACTAGAAATGTCAAAAAAGGAGATTTCTTAGTATACGACAATACTGAAGGAAAATGGGTACTTACCGATTTCCTTTCAGGCGGTGAGTTCTAATGCTTTTAGAAATTGAAAATCAACTTCACAGCCGCGTTCACTCCGCCATAGGACAAAGCGCGGTGGTGCTTCGTCTTGCAGAAGAACTTGATCAGTCTGGAAGAGTAGCAGAGCAGGCGATGATTATTGTTAGCTTTGTTTCCGGCTCAACAACTAACCAAATGGGCGGTGGTGCTTATATGCCTACCGTTAGGTCAAGAAAAATGACCTATAGCGTTACATTAGTACAAAAACAAGCACAACGTGAAGGTCATAGTTTTTCTCTGCCCATACTTGATTTAATTGCAGATGCGGTTACAGGGTGGGTGCCAGAAGTACCGGGTCTTGAGTTTGCTACTGGATTTGAACTAGAGGGTGAAAGATTTGTTCAAGTAACTGAAGCTTCTCAGTTTATATATGAGCAAAATTATTCTGTAACTGTGACCATCTCAGACGGAAGATTTTATTCTCAGCCTTGCGCGGCTTTTGATCCGATATCTATAGAGGATTTCTTGCCAAGAAGGAAATGCTTACTAACTCCTGACGGAAAAATAACAGGCCTTGCCGTTTGGTCGAGGTTGACAGGACCAAGCACAACAGAGAGTTATATTGTAGAGGACAAGCGCAGTTGTGAAAGGTACGTTAGTGACAGATTAGAATTAACTTGTGGATCAGAAGAAGACGGTACTGCGACCTATAGATTTATTCCAGAGGCCGCTATTACCTATAATTCTGACGGAACTCAAACAATAAATGAGTTACTAGTTGTGTCTGGATCGCTCTCTAAAGTTTGGAAATGTGATAAAACAAAATCTGGCCATTATCCTCCTTGGTTTAAATTAAACGTAGATTTTGGTCTTTGGAGAAACGAAGCAGGAACAATCGCGAACCAAGACCCACTTACTTCCGCTGTTCAAAAAATTTCATTTGAGCCGGACATAGAATACTTTAATTAACAAGAGTAAAGAGCTCTCGGCCTTTTTCTATATTTCTTCGGAGGGTATTTAGGGTAATGCACCTGTGCCCTCCGTTTAATACAATTCCGTGGTTTTTAGGATATTTTGTAGTTAAAGATCCGTTTGACTTCAATAAAGCATAATTGGGATCTGCAATGCCTACCCACTTCTGAGGTCGCTTATTTGCCATGAGATAGGGCTCTTCTCTGAGGAAAAGAGAAAGCCCATATTTCTCATTGAAGTAAGTATTAATCTTTTCGAAGCTTCCCATTGAAGACGGGAATAAGACTGTGGATTGTAACAGAGTGTCCATTTCGCTCTGATTTTTGTTGAGATACTGTTTTCGTATTAGCATCGGCTGCTTTTCTAAAAATGTGATCGATTTCGATGGAACTTAGCCACGCGTTTGCAACAGGAAGCTCATAGATACCATAGTTATACCGAAGCCATGCCCAGCACCATGCATGAGCTACTTGAAACAGCGCAGCAACCTCCTCTGCTTCTTCCTTTGGACACATATACAAAATACTGTCATGTACTGACATATTAAACTTTGCATTGAGCCCATAATCCTTAATCAGCCATTCCATCGCAGTCATGAAGGCATGGAGCATGGCACTTCCGGTTGATTGGATGCACCAGTTATTTCTCATGGTCCAAAAGTCATCTCCAACAGAGGTAGGACGAAACGCAGTGGACATTTTTGTGCCACTTAGAGGATTGGTCGGAGTGGGTTCGCAAGCGATCTTTGCCATTTCATTATATGCATAAGAATCCGATCCGCCAATCAACTCCCTCATACCTCGATAAGCCTTTCGACCTTTCTTCAGATCAATAAGCTTTTTTCCCATCTCAATTGCCTGCTTCATCGGAATAGATTTATTTCCCTTACGGATCGTGTTTGCAAGAGTCTTAGCTCCGCATCCATAAAGCATCCCATAATTACACCCTTTGGCCACTGCGCGGGAAATCCCGATTGCTTTTGCAGTCATAGAGTGCATGTCCGATCCGTTGTCTTTAGAACCTGCAAGAATCGAGTGAGAAAACTGTGTGCTCCCTGCTACTTTGTGAAACGAATCAGCAAAGATGGAAGCCACAACAGCCTCTTGGGCGTCAAAGTCTGACTCCACAAAGACCCAACCATCTGGAGCTTGAACACGAGTTTTGATCTCCGAGCCGATTTTATCGTACTTAGGATCAGGAACAGTAAGCCAAAGATTTTCTCCAGCACGATTAGTAGAGGTATTGTGAGGTACCGAAGCTGGAACAATAAGATTGAATTCTTTACCGATGGGGTTATTAACTTTTTCAACGAGTTGCTCTCTAACTCGGCTTCGTACTGATGTCCAATAAGATACATTGATTGCAAGTTTAATTAGTTCTTCTGCTTGGGGGAGGTCGGAGCTAAGCATTCCCGACTCAAAATCATCGGCGTAATCTTTAGACAGCACTCCTCCGACGTTCTCCCCTTCGCCCTTAGGATGAGGAAGACGAACATATTCTCCTACTTCGCTATCAAAGAAACACCAGCCTTTATTTGAGAAGTAAGTCATAGGCCTATCATCCCACTTCAATCGGAGAAGGAAGTGAGACAATCGGTTCTTAGTAGAAATGCCACCAATCACGAGCTTATTACCTTCTTCGGTTTTCTGAATTTCGGATACGCTCCGAAGCCACTTAGGAACTCCGTACCACTTAGAGGCAGGCTTTCCTGCCTTAGTTAGTTTGAAGTTACAGTCCCAGTCCATCTGAGAAAGCCAAGGATCGGATTCAATGTCCACTTCTCCTTGATTCCAGGCATCGTAAACTTCTCGAGCCATTTGCCCTAGGATTTCTTCTTGGCGGGCGATTGAATCGTGCCAGATCTTCTCGCATCCATCAAACCACTCTTTCCAATCATCGACTACGGGAAGAAAGGCGGATGAAATGCCAAAATGGCCGATAAGAGTAGTCAGAGAGGGATTGTTCTGGAGATATTTAAGAGCAAGGATGGAAAATAGTTCTTGGGTGATTTCTACGTCCTTGAGCGCATATTGGGTTAGATCGGCATTAAGCTCATGGATTTGTTCCATCGACTCAGAGACAACAAATACGTCCCTGATCTTTTTATCCTCTGGCTCAAGGCGGGTCATTGGCTGACAATGAAAGTTATAGCAGTCAATTAAGCTATTGAGAGAACCCTTATTGGCCCAAGTAGGATCCGCGCGGAAACTAGATTTTTTAGTTGCTGCTTGAACATACCACCAGCGCTGACCAGAAGCCAAACCACTCACGTTGATATGAGCAGACATGGTATCAAACCAATAATTTTTCTTGGTGATGTCATACGACTCTTTGCATCGTGCGCGGTCAAATGCCACGTTATGAGCAATAAAAATCTTTCCGTTACCAACAGGTACAAGAGACGGAACGTAGTCAATAGTCGGATCGACGTACGTCTCATGCATCCAGATATAATATGCCTTAGGGCTCACTGCAGTTGCAAGGATTGCATGACCGAAGTCTGTTCCTTTAACAAAAGTTTCGCAGTCAAATACCGCGATATCTTCTTCAATCCCATCAACCTGAGTTAGTTCGAAGCCAGAGGCAGACGGCGTATATTTAATCCATCCGGCCACATTAACAATGTTCTCCGAAGTGGGTTTGGGAGGTAGGTCGGTATATGCAAACTCTTTTAGTTTGTTCGCAATATCCCCTATCAGAGATTTAGAGATATTTTCAAAATGCTCTTTGATGTTTTTACCTTGGAGTTTAGGAAGATCGAAATCCTCCATAAAAAACCCCTTAGGATTTTCAATAGGAAAACTTACTCCAAAGTTTTCCATAGAAGCCTTGATGCTCTTAATCTTGTCTTCTTTAACGTACTGAGTCTCACAATCCCCAAACACCTGGCGATTCATCCCATCAGAAAGAGTGGCATATCCCAGACAATTGAGTTTTGACATAAAAAAATCAGCGATCTCCCACCATTATAACCCATGGAGGAGGCCGCTGTCAATAGTGGATTAAAAATTCTTCACGGTCGACGTAGTAAATACCTACGCCTTCGAAGTTAGTTGCGTCGATGATCCGCAAATTTTTACGGATATAAGGATAGCCGTAGTGGCCTAGAATATATGTATCTTTTTCATAAGGACAAAATTTTTCTAGTCCGTCTTTCCACCAAGGATATCCCGGCCCAGATAAAATTTGCGTTCGGTTGATTTTTGTAATATGCTCAATAAATAACGCGTGGCCAAGCCTTATTTTATTTTGGTTAGTTTGTATTGTAGCAGTTAGTGGACACCTAGCTAACCAAGAAATAATATCTATGCGAGAATTAAAATCTAGTTCTTTTAAGCATCTTAAGGTATACCTTGTTTCTTTTTTAATTATGTTCTTCTCTGGAGTTACAAGGTTTTCAAGGATGTAATTTTCATTATTACCAAGTAATAGAGTTAGTTTGCCTTTAGAATGCATTTTCATTAAATACTGAAGCATTCTAACCGGAGAAGTTTTCTTTGTTCTCTTAAAGAAAGGTTTGTGGTGAATAGAATCTCCGATAACCACGTAATGATATCCAGGGGATTTATCAATTATTTTCTCAAGAGTATCCATTCTGCCATGCAGATCTCCTATTATGCAATATTTATCTCCTTCAGGGAATAATAGGTGCCCACCATTCTGGTGCTTGTGTTTTCCAGGTTGCAAAGTCATGTTTGTGCATATTGTAATACTTACGGTATGCCGCAACCGCGTCTCCCTCTACTTTACACTCATCCGGCATTGCCTGTGCAAACTCAGTTAGCTCGTGGGGAAGAAATTTAGCGAGCCTAATTCTAGTATCTTGAAGAGAAATCAAACTATCGCGTCCGCCGTGCTCTTTTCCATATCGGCTCAGGAACTCGTCGCAAAGAGCCCAAGTTAGTTGGTAAGTCCAGTTCCAATTAGACCAGCTTTGTCCCATCCAAAGAGTACAAGGATGTTTACGAAAAGCGCGGGTTTTATAAAATTCTCCGTTAGTTCGTTTTGCGGGAGATAAGTTATTAACCACTGCGACAATGCTCATCATTTGAAGATGTTCTACAATCATCTTATTGACATGCTTGTCGCAATGGTACTCCGCTGCTTTGATTGGGTCTTTGTCCAATACGAAGACATTCATAGCAAAAATTTGTCCTATGAGTATCTTAATCTAAACGCATGGGTTTGTCAAATTATCTCTGCTCATCGTTTGACATTTTTAATATATAGACTATGACATATAACGTAAATATTAACCCCAGAGATAAAAGTATAATTACGCTCCACACAGGGTCATTTATACTTCTTTCCATTATTTTTTATCAGTAGAATGAACGACCCAAATCCCTATAATAGGAACCATGACTAATAAAAAGCAAAGTACTCCTAACGTATAAGGGTTATTAAGAAACCAAACAACAAAGTCAGACATAAAAAAAAAGATCCTTTATAAGGATCCTTTAAATCAGTTATCGTAAATTTTGCATTCTGCGGCATCTGGATTCTTATCACAAAATAACTCTAAAGGGGTAGGATCGTGATCTTCTCCAGGATGATTTTCTGAGTAAACTTCGAGATCTTCCAGTTCTTCTTCTATATGCCTTCTTCTTTGGCTAGAGATCAAAGGATCAGAAAGAATTTGTTTATTCTTTTCTATATGTTCATCTAATGAATTCATGAGCTATACCTATTTATTTTTTAACGTTTTTATTCTACTATAAACTTCTCTTTTAATTTACAATTAGGATTAGAATTTTTTATAACTTCATTAGATATCTCTAATTTTATACTAGGATCTAATTCTTTAGTTGAATATAAGTTTTGTAACAAAATATTTAAATCCGAGCAATTTAAAAGAAAAGCAGCAAATAAGTTAATCATCTTTAGAACTTTTGTATTCAGAGAAAGAAGTAAATCCCCTTATTTTCAATAGTTTCTCATAACTTTCTATTGACTTTTCAATCTTAGTACCTCCGTCATAGGCCCAAGCATATCCGTCCTCTACAATTTTTTTATTATAGCATTCTTCTCCTTTATAAAACCAACCGAGCATTCTTCCATATTTGCCGTCTTTTGAAGTTTTGACCATAATTTCCTTACAGTCTTCTCCGAACCATTTTTCGGCATAATGAGTAGCGTCGTACCCTAATAATTTTTCATCTTCGTCAGATGTACGTTTTTCAGGCGTGTCAATACCCGCAATTCTAACTCTTTCTTTTTTAAAGAGACCGAATCCTAAATCTAGTATGATATCTACAGTATCACCGTCGATAACTTTAGTTATTTCTTTGATTTTATATTCGTACATTATATACTCCTTGTATATAAACTATACTTTAATCTTGCTTTTTCTTTTTAAACGAACTTAGTATAAGCTCAGCGTATTTTACGTCACTATCACTGTATAACTGGGGATTTTTTAAAGAAACTTTAATTATCTTTTTTGCTGCTTTTTTTGCATGTTTTTTCTTCATAGTTTCTAACTAAATTTACGTCTCTAATATATCTTATAAACTCGCCCTTAATGTTTTTTATTTCTTTGTTACCTTGAGAAATCCACATGTCGCAAAATTCATACACCTCTCGCTTAAGGGTGAAAATCTTGCCAAGAATTTCAAGAGACTTTGCTCTAAGATCCATGCGTTCTTTTGAATATCTCCAATCGTTATTCATAATATTTTACGTGTATATGACGTAGTGGGAAATACTGGATTCGAACCAGTGACTTATTGCTTGTAAGGCAACCACTCTACCGCTGAGTTAATCTCCC